AAGGCGTAACTCGACATTGATTTCTTCGCCATGTCGATTTCAGTGGCGTCCAACAGCGGGTTATCGTAGCTGGTGAAATGCCAGCCCCGGTAAGTTTCATCGTCGCCTAGCTCCGCGTACTTGTACAACTCGTAGAAGTGGTTCCTTCCCATAGGCGTACCTATGAACATCGCAGAACCCTTTTGGTCTGCCAGCGCTGGACGGAGTATCTGCTCCCATACGTCAGGCTTCATGTCTGCGTACTCGTCCATCACGAGAAACTTCAAGGACACACCACGCATTGTCTCCGGCCTATCGGCTCCCTTGAGACTAATCATGGCCCCGTTGACCAGCCTGATCTGCAGGTTGTTTATGTGCGAACCTGAGATGACAGGGTGTCCTAGCTCCAACAGGGTTTGCCACATAATGTCACGGGCTTGTCCCTGTGTGGGCGCAACGTAAAAAACTTGACCTCTATCGGTTTGTAGAGCGTTAATGATTAACATCCAAGCAGCAAGACGGGACTTCCCTGTTCTCCGTCCTGCAGCTACTACCTTGAACCTAGTAGGATCAGAGTAGACTTCCTGCTGCCAAGGCAACAGTTGTACGTTTAGGTCTGTCACGTTACTGACAAGTTACGGAAGTACCGCTGGCTCCGTCTGTGGTTGTTGAACAAACGACGTTAGGTAAATTACCCATGATCTCCTGTATTGCTGCGGTGTAGTCCGTGATAACACTGCCGTACAAGTTGTTGTTACCTTGGTCTAAAGTCAACAAAGTTCCGTATCCGGTTGTTCCAAGATCAACTACACCGTTAATACCTGCGGTTCCCATGTTAACTACTCCAGTAATACCAGCGTTTCCTAAGTTAACGGCTCCATCAATCCCTGCTGTTCCAAGAGCAACATTAGAGTTAAATCCAGCAGTTCCTAAATCTACTGCTCCGTTAATACCTGCGGTTCCCAGAGTAACCATGCCGTCAACAAAAGGCGTGTAGTCTACGTTACCGACAGCGTTTAGTCCTGCTGTAGCTACGTCACCAGTAATCGCGTTAGTGCTAACAAAAGAACTGTAGAGTGCTTGTGCGTCTGATGAACTTGCAGCAACACGCGCTAGGTCTACATCAGCATTGTACTTAGCCATAGTCTTTGCTGAGTCTGCTTGCATCCACATCATACCCAGAGACGTTACTGGTGTTGCTAAGATAGAAGCCCATTGAATTGCTTCAGACTTTTGTGGAATAGGTTGTGCGTTAGGGGTGCTCGTTAGAGCTAAAGCCATTACAGCAGCACTAGCAGCCTGACCGTCACCTGAAGAAGCTATGGCAGAAAGAGCGTCAAACTTTGCTTGTACTGCTCGTGCGTTAGCTTCTGCGGTTTTTTGTACTGACTCGTAGTACAGTTCGTTAGTTGACGCACATCCCCCAACAATAGCGAGAAGCGCCGTAAGTAGTGCTGTTGTAATAAGTTTCATTTAGTGAGTTCTCCTACGCTGTTTAGGGCTTCTTTAAATTCTTTTGAACCACCAAAGTGGTAAAAGATTTGTGGTATAGACCGCTTGCCTGTCAGTTGTTCTACCCAATCCCAACCTTCTTGACCCGGAGGTATGTGTACGTACTTGTAGTCTAGGTTGTACTCTTTGGCTGTCTTCTTGGCTCTGCGACACGCAGGACACCAATCAGCACCTATAATGGTAATCATCTGTTACGCACCGTTAAAGTTTACAAACACAGGTGGTTGATCTAGGAGGTCTATGGTCATAACAATTTCTATGCTACCTGTTGCTGAACTGGCTTGTGCTTTTACTGTTTCGTTTTCAGACAAAACAAAGATTACACCAGATCCAGAGTCTCCTAGTATTTCTCTGCTTCCAGAGCCGATGCTAGTGCCGTCAAAGATGTAAACATCAGGCACTCCACCTGTTTCCCAAAAGAGGTCTACTTGGTTCGTAGATCCTCCGTGGTTAGCAATGTAGACGTACTTTACGTGGGCTACAAACCCGTTAGGAATAGTCAGTATAGACTGTTCTGTAGCATCTGTGAGTGTTATGTGTCGTGTATAGAGCATCAGTAGGTCCAGATCACCGGAGCAGTGCCCCGTGTATCGACATGAATAAAGTCACTAGCGACCCCTATGCCAGTAAATCCCATAGACAGAGCTTCTCTTATTATTGCGTACCTGTGAGCAGCGTTAGTTATTTTTATGTCTGCTGCTATGCCTTGGGCGTGTGTTCCGGGTACGTCCTTTTTAGCTTCTATGGGGTGGCTAGGGCTTCTGTAGCCGCTGGTGATAACAAAAGGGAAACCACAGTTGTCCCTGAGTTGGTCTAACTTTAGTAGGAACTCGTCTTCCATACGGTTCTCACCAGTATGTTGACAGTTGAACTCTTCTTTTGTGAAGTACTTCAAAGGTTTTCCTCTTGACATCCGCAGTCACAGCCACAGATTCTACTCTTCAGAGTATTCACCTTCGATAACGTCTCCGCTTTCACTGCCATCAGAAATTGTTGTGCTTCCGACACCAGTGATGTTAATCTGAATCGCACTTCTTCCATTGTCTTTTATCACCTCTTTTTCAAATGCACCTACGGGGAGTATCCTGTCCATCACTAGTTTCCACGCTGCTGCCTGATTCTTGTGATCGTTGTCCAGTGCAGCCTCAAATATGGTCTCTAGTACCTTAACTGACTTAGGAGAGGCTAACATTCTAGCCTTGTACTCGTTAATTATCGTAGCATCACCCTTAGGTCTACCTACTTTGCCTCTGGAACCTGCTGTTTTAGCTCTGATCTCCTTTTGCTTAGGCCTACCTCTGGGTCTTTTTTTGAGATTTATCTCCTTTCTAGCTGCTACTTGGGCTTCTAGGGTGTCATCTGTTGACATTCTCCTGTTTCCTTGTGTTTAACGTGAGTTCGCATGAGTCCCCTGCCTAGGTTGCAACAGAAGAGGGGATCTATACGAACTGTTTAGTAGTCAACTAAGCCCCGCATCTGTGTTACTAAATACAACCTAGTATCTGCTTATTATTATACCATACTTTTACTCAAAAGTCAAGAACTATTTAGTGTTAATTTATCATACTTAGTACTAAAGATACCCGTATTTATAACTATAGTCCCGCCCCTGTATAAACATGAGGTAAAACAAAAGGTTAGCTAGTGTATAAATTATGTTATTTTTTCTAGTTTTTAGCCTAAAATTACCCTCTTGCAAGCCTGAGTGGTAACTACATAAGTTTACACGCGCGAACACGGGCCCGCCCCCGCGACTTAAGGCCACCCCCTGGAGTTATCCACAGGTTTATCCACAGGTTACGCACAGGTTGCCCACAGGCAGGGCCACAGAAGTTATCCACAGGCGCACACAAGGCCGCACAAGAAGCCACAAGGTGCGAGTGTGTGTGCCTAAGAAGTACCCTCTGGACTAACTGAAATTGGCACGATGTTTGCTTGCGTAAACTTGGCACGGTCTTTGCTTGTGCCTCACGCCTAGCACATGAAGCAACACAAGGTCAATAGTCCAACCGTGGTAATAATTCACAAATAAAAATTTATAACAGGGGGTTGACGGGAGCCAAACATCTGGTAAAGTGGGCATCAAGTGACAGGGAAAGCGCCAACGGTAGTGAGCCTACCAGCGGGCAACGCGAGTAACGTAAGTTCGACCTCTCCCTCGAGGGTTCTAAATTGGGGCGGTTGTCAACGGACGCCAACGGATCACATGGGCCACCATGCTCCCGAGGTCATCCACCGACGCGAAGACCGGCAGACGCCACCACGCGAAAGCACGGGCTAGCCAACGGGCAGACAATCCACGGCAACAACGGCCCTTGTGAGTAGCTGGTGGCAACATTAGAGGGCATCGCTGGTGCCTTCCAATGTTGTTACCATTGGAGAAGCAACCATGACACACCGACAAACTTTTGAACAATGCAAAGAGCAAATCAGCCGATACCGCGAAGCGGGATGCTGTACGGTCATTGCACTGGCGAATACAATGGATTGGTCCTTTGGCAAGGCGCACCGTTATATGCGTAAGTATGGACGGGGCAACCGCCGAGGTATGTCGCTGATTGGAATCAGTCACGCTTTGCGAAACTTGGGCAAAGAGTCGTCATCAGATTGCAACGGCATGACCATTAACCGATTCGTCAAGAGTCACCCAAAGGGTAGCTATTACGTTTTGGTTAAGGGTCACGCTCTGGCAGTTGTTGACGGTACAGTGCAAGACTGGACCGGAGACACAGCACAGCGACGCAAGATTATTGAATATTACAAGATGGGTTGATTTAACAGTGGGCATCTGTTAGGGTGTCCACGATTAAGCCAACGCACCACAAACCATCAACAAGGGGTAAACCATGAAGATTAAACCAGTCGGTTCAAACATGACAGAATTACAGCTGGACGATGTACACGTGCTGTTTTCGTACGAGACACCCGTCGCAGCTTGCATCTTTGGCGAGGGCTACGTACGCACAGCGCAATGGTACAGCCAAACCACAACACGCCACATAAACAAGTGGCTTGACGGGGTAGATGCCCCAGAAGTACCACAGGCGACAATTGACGCCTTAATCAACCACAAAGGAGAGTAAGACATGGAAAACGTAACAACACAAAAAATCCTGGGCCGTCACACCATCGTGCGCCACAGAATGAAAAAGAAGCGACCCTTCTCGTTCACCAGTGGCAAATGCTACCGAGCGTTTCACGCTGGGCGCTGGTCGATCTATGTCGCCAAGTCAACACCAGCAAAGCAGGTAAACATCTCAATTAAGGACAAATAGGGGTTGCGTTAGTGGTGAGCCTAGGGTACGCTCTGGGTTCACTGCTAAAACAACACCAGCAAACGAGGGTAAAAACATGAAATCAGTAACGGTTCACGTAGAGAAAAACACTATCAGCGGTCTTTGGGAAGTCCGAGAGAACGCAGTGAGAGTGGTAAACACTAAGCACAAATTTAGAGCGATACAGGACGCCGAAATCATCCGTAAGGATCTGGAGTCCAAGGGTATCGAAGTTATCGCACATTTTGACTTGAGAGGGTAATCTAATGGAAACGGTATTTGTAGTGCAGGGGTACGACTTTGGCGGTGACTCAAGAATCCTGGTTTGCAGGTATCTTGAGGACGCCAAGCGTGAGAAGTTTGAAATGGAAAAAGAGTTTGAGTTTGTAGACCTTGATGAGATGGAGGTAATGGACTGATGTGTGAAGCAGGTATTACGTGGCTTTGGGGCTTCGGTTGTCTAATGGTAGTGGCTTGGCTTATCTTCAGCGAGGACACAAACCCATGAAACCAACAGTGCTGTTCCTATTCAATCACAGCGAGTACGCATTGCTCCCGTGGTTGCGTAACGGTGACTTCAACGTGGTGACTGTGGACTACAGCGACACAGACCACTCGGGGCACCATCTCATGCAGACGCACGGGCACGGGTTCCTGCGTCTGAACATTGATCTCAGCAGGGAAGACGCAAAGCAAGCAGTGGACGCTGAACTGGAAGACCTCGGCCTGCGTTCGCCTAGCGTTGTGATTTCGTTTGCGCCGTGTACTGATCTGGCTGTGTCTGGTGCGGCACACTTTGAGCGTAAGCGACAAGCAGATCCAGAGTTTCAGAACAGGGCTGTACGCATGGCGAGACTAGCGGAGCAGTGGGGCGTACCGTACGCAGTGGAGAATCCTGTGAGCGTACTGGCGACCCTGTGGCGCAAGCCTGACTTTACGTTTCACCCGTGTGACTTTGCGAACTACTGCCCAGACGGGCCACACCCAGAGTTTCCTGGTGTCATACCGGAGAAAGATTTGTACAACAAAAAGACTTGCTTGTGGACTGGCAACGGCTTTATACTACCCCAGAAGTCAGGGCTACCAGCGTTACAGCACGATAATCCTGGCCACGTTAAGCTGGGCGGTAAGTCAGCACGTACAAAGTACATTCGCAGTCTGACCCCAAGGGGGTTTGCTAATGCGCTTTACCTTTCAAACTTTTACGGAGTAAAACAATGAGCGAGAACGATGTATACAACGATTACAGCCATTATTGTGACGGCACTGGCCCGTACAAGCGAATTGACTACCTAGAGTACACCCACATTTGCGACGGGTGCTACGAGATAGTCGATAGTGTTGACACTGATACGGGCTTGTGCGAGACTTGCGAATCTGAGTTTAGACAAGAGCAGTACTACAAACACGGGATCGGAGAACCACACGGGGAGGAAATATGACAAGCCAAGCGTTAAAACTAAAGGTGAAGGCAACCAGAGCGTACCAACTGCTCAATGAGGCCGCAGTTTACACTCAGTACTGCGACGAGATAGACGAGCGAGGTATTGTTGATATAAT